CCAGCAGCCGCGTGGCTGAGGGAGTGGCCAACCCCGACGGTATGGAATACTATTTCAACGGCACAAAGATTACGTTTAGCGGGGGCGTATCTACCGGCACGTTTGCCGGGTATTTCAAGACCGTGGCACCGAGTGGCGACCAGCTGTATTATGGCCTGCAAATCGTTAAGAACATAGCGGCACTGGCTGGCTATGCGCCTGCGGTTATAAAGATGGTAGCCACCGTATCGTATGGCACGCAGAGCGACACGATACAAGCCAGCTATACTATACCTATCCAGCAGGCTACGGGCAGCAGCTACCGCGTTACAATCGCGGCAGGCGATACCAAGAACTTTGTTATTACCACCAAGGGCGGCAGCGGCAGCTGCATACTGAAAGCGATGGTGTACCAAAGCGGTAACGCACTGACAAAGGATTTGACCTACGTATGGGAGAAGATGGGCGCGACTGGCTGGGAGACCATAACGGGAGCTACCGCGCAGACGCTGACGGTTAGGGCCGATGATATTAACACCTATGGCGAGTATCGCGTACACGTTTCGCGCGCTGGTGCTGAGATAGGCAGCGATATACAGAGCGTGATGGACACCAGCGACCCCTACGATATAGACCCGCACCCGTCCCCGGAAGATGAGGCAATAACCGAGGACACAACGGGCAACGGGCAAGTAACGTACACCCCGGTAGTGGTAACGCGAGGAACCAGCACCAAGGCGTTAGACACGCAGTTTTATTTCGTGCTGAAAGATGCTGCGGGCGTTTACCTCAACAGCGACCGCACAACACCTAAGAGCAGCCAAACCGTTACCCGTGCGCACTGCGTGCAGGCAGGTGGCGACGTATCAGTAACCATTACCAGCGTACTGTAGGCTATGGGCGTATCGAGGACACAAGTAGTAAAGTTTATCCGTAAGGGTGACACCGGCGACAAGGGAGAGCAGGGCGCGGTACTGCGCGGCCCGCAGGCGTGGAGTGACTGCGCCACGGACTACGCTTTCCAAGCTGGGGGCGTAGGCGAGAAATGGCAGGACGTGGTTATATATGGCAATAACTACTACAGCTGCAAAAAGAGCCACACAAAGACAGCCAGCAATTACCCCGGAAGCACTACGGCCATAAATAACGGCTACTGGCAGCTGGGTGACAAAATCGAGCTGGTGGCTACTAAAATCCTAATGGCTACCTACGCGCTGGTTAAGAATTTGGGCGTAGAGGCTATAGATATGAAAGACGCTAACGGTAATATCCTTTTCCAAGCCAAGGACGGGGCAGTTACCTGCAAGACCGGCACGTTTGAAAACGTGACCGTGCAAGGCACACTAAATGGCGTTACCGGCACTTTCAAATCGCTGAACTGCATAAACAATAGCGGTACGGTAGTAGGCGAAATATCATTTGATAGTAGCGGGCGTTTGTGGTTTTCGGGTGATATGTACCACCAAGGTTATGATAGCAGTAAAGGGCGTGGCTATCGTTTCTATACGTCTAATTTATGGTGCCGAGGGCAGTTTGGGGCATCCGAGCGTAACGTACTGGTGGTTAATGGTAGTTACGGCTACTACTACACCAAGGGTATGAGCTACAGCGGTACGTATGTAGCGTTTACGAATAAAACGTCAAGCAATAACACCAGCTATTACGTGCTGCCGATGTATGGCACCAGTGGCGACTATGCGGGCTTTCCCGTGGATGTGGTGGTATTCGACATTAACAGCAGCACCGTATATAACTACGAACTTTCAATGTACAACAGCCAGCGCGTTTTGGTTGTAAATGCCAATGATTACCAAAATAACGTTAAGATTTTCTCAAACGACAATTTGGTTACGTGGCATGGTGGAGAAATGGCCGAAGTTATAAAGCTGGCTAACGTGATGAGACCGACACCCGACAGCACGCTGGTAGGCTGCGGGCTGATGGTTGGTGCTTTCCGTGATAATAACTGGAGAACCTAAGTATAACGATTAAAGTTTAGTTTATGGCAACGACAAAGACTTTGGCGGCGGTTACAACGGTAACGACTGTTACCACGTCGCAGTACATACCGCTGACGGATGGAAGCGGTAACACCACTAAAGTATCGCTGGCAAATCTGAAAGCGGCTTTGCTGGCAGGTATCAACCTTAACAGCATCAACGACGGGATATTTATTATGTTTCATCGAAACAGCGATAATTACCCGCTGATGGTTAAGCCCGACAAGTGGCCAAGCTACCAAAACAGCGGCGAGATAGCCGAGGGCGTGGTAGTGGTAGAGGGCGGCAAGATACTGGTAGTATCGCCAACCGAGACCGCATTAACGTGGAGCAGCGCAGCCGTTAGCGGCGGTGGCGTTACCACCTCAGACCGCGTTACGGCTATGAACGACTGGGCGGGTAAGGCTAACACCGCGTCGCAGATTGGGCATACCGAGTGCAGCAGCGCAAGTTACGCACCGGGTTTCTGCGCAGCCTACAGCCGCGTTAATGCCAACGGCCAAGGACTGACAGCTGGTAAATGGTGGCTGCCGTCACTGGGTGAGCTGTTTTGCATCTACGCGAATATGCGCAAAATCAATTACGCATTATCGCTGATAGAGGGCGCGACACAGTTAGCCGAAACGTGGTACTGGAGTTCTACCGAGGCCAGCGCGACCAACGCGTGGTATTTGGCCCTCAACCTCGGCGGCGCGGACTACGACGGCACTAAGGCGACGAACACGGTCAGAGTTCGCCCCGTTTCAGCATTTTTATATTAGTGGTTAATAGTTAAACTTTATCCTTTAAGGTACGGCGAAAGCCGTACCATACTAACGATATTTCCAAGTACCCCGTTATGAATAAATCCAAACTGGTATCTAACCAGCAAATCTATTTAGACTGCCGTAAGCTAATCGACAAAGTGTTAGACGTTACGCCGAACTTTCCGCGTGAATACAAGTTTACCATAGGTAGCAAGATGCACGAAATTTCCGTAAGCCTAATATCAGAGATTACCGCGGCCTACATAAATAGAGACCGGGCAACGCGCATACAGCATTTAATCAATTTCCAATCGGAGTTTGAGGTATTGAAAACGCTGGTGCGCATAGCGGGCGAAAGGAAATGGATATTAGGCAGAAGCAGCCACGCGGATATTATCGAGCTGATGGACGCTATAGGCAAGCAGGCTACCGCGTGGAAAAATTCGTTAATCAAGTTAGACAGCAGACTGGATTAACTGCCGGAATTATAGGGTTACGACTGAATGAGCGTGCAAATAGTTATCTGTGTAAAAATGGGCCGCGTACTATCATTTATAGTTATGGCTGCGGGCATCCAGCCCAAGGCAAGGGCGGCACGGAGTTGCGAGTACAGCGCGACCAACGCGTGGAATTTGAACCTCAACAACGGCAACGCGAACAACAACACTAAGGCGACGAACACGAACAGAGTTCGCCCCGTTTCAGCACTTTTGCAGATAACCAAAACGCGCGATAGCTATAAAATATGATTACGACCGAGGGATTATTAGAAGCGTATTACGACTGCCGTAAAAGGAAGCGGAAAACAGCCAGCGCGATAGTGTACGAAATGGATTACGAGGGCAAGTTAATAGCCCTGCGAGACCGCATTAACGCACGTACCTACCGCCCCGGTAAATCTATGTGCTTTGTCGTTACGCGTCCGAGGTATCGGGAAGTATTCGCGGCTGCTTTTGAGGATAGAATAGTACACCACTGGATAGCCCTACGACTGGAGCCGCTGTTTGAGCAGATATTTAGCCCGCGCACTTTCAACTGTAGGAAAGGCAAAGGGCAGCTGTACGGCATCAATATGCTGCGCGAGGACGTGCGCCAGTGCAGCGTGAACTATACGCAGGGCTGCTATATAATGAAACTGGATTTGCAAGGTTTCTTTATGAGCATAAACAAAAAGATGCTGGCCGGTATGGTGGACGATTTCGTAGTGGAGATCTACCACAACGAGGCAGACAAAGATACGCTGCGTTTCCTTTGCCGCACCGTGGTACTGCACGAACCCGAAAAGAACTGCGAACGCCACAGCCCTGCAAGCTACTGGGACTATCTGCCGCCCAACAAATCCCTATTTACAAATGGCGAGGGTTTGGGCGTAGCCATAGGAAACCTATTTAGCCAGCTTTTCGCCAATTTCCTGCTAAACGTGCTGGACTGGTATTTAATCAAGTCTTTGGGCTTTCAGTATGTCGGCAGGTATGTGGATGATTTCTACATAGTGGATAAGGACAAAGCGCGCCTGCTGGCCGCTGTGCCGTATATCCGCACCCTGCTACAGCTTTACGGGCTAACGCTGCATCCGCACAAGTTCTATTTGCAGCACTACAGCAAGGGCGTACAGTTTACTGGCAGCGTGGTAAAGAAAGACCGCGTATATACCGCAAACCATACGATAACAAATGCTGTAATGGCCGTGCGCAGACTGAACCGGGCAGAGACTGCGCCCGAAGTTCTGCACGCAGTGGACAGCATTAACAGCTATTTGGGATGCTTTCGCCACTGCAATGAGTACAACACACGGCGCAAGGTTTTGCAACGGATGGACAGCCGGGTATTTAAGTGGGTGTACATAAAAGGGCACTACGACGTAGTGGCTATAAAGAAGAAATACAAGTTAAGAACAAGAACCCTACAGCGTATAAGAGATGGCGACTACTGACAACAAAGCACAGCCGGAAGCGGTGCTGCGGCTAACCGAGCTGGACGTACACGCAGTGCGGGCACTATGCAAGCACTGGGTTATTATCGTGGAGCAGAAAGAAAACGAAATAGTAATAGAGTTATATGCGAAAGAATGAACGTAGAAATAGTACAGATTATCGCGGCGTCCTTTGCAGCCGTGCTAACCGCGCTGGGTGGATGGGAGGCAATTAAGTACCTAATCAACCGAAAGCCGAACAGCCGCAAAGCAGAAGCCGAGGCAGACAGCGTAGAGTTTAACGTACTGCGCCAAACGGTGGAGTTCCTGCAAACGCAGCTGCAAGAAAAGGAAGAAAGCTTTGCGCAGCAAACGGAACTGGTGCGGAAGCTGAACGCCGAGGTGCTGGAGCTTACCAAAGAGAAAGGCAAAGTAGAGCTGGAGTTACAGACGTACCGCTGCATACGTAAGAAGTGCGGCCAGCGAGAACCCCAAAACGGATATTAAGATGAGAAAGATAAACGAGATTATAGTACACTGTAGCGCGACCGCAGAGGGACGCGACTACACCGTAGGCGATATAGACCGCTGGCACAAATCGCGTGGCTGGCAGTGTATCGGCTACCATTACGTTATATACCGGGACGGAAGCGTACACACTGGCAGACCAGTGGAGCAGATAGGCGCGCACTGCACCGGGCATAACGCCAACAGCATAGGAGTTTGCTATATCGGTGGCTGCGCTGCCGATGGAAAGACACCAAAGGACACGCGCACGCCTCAGCAGCGCGAAGCCCTGCGCAGGTTGGTGGCTGACCTGCAAAAGCAGTACCCCGGTGCAACCGTACACGGCCACAGAGAATTTGCCGCGAAAGCGTGCCCAAGTTTCGACGTTAAAACAGAGTTATAGGTATGAAGCATCTATTTTTGATTTTAGCGGCTATCCTGCTGGCCAGTTGCGCCAGCACCCGTTACGCCTCAACGTATGACGAAAGCCGCGACAGTACGAGAGTAAGCACCCGCCAGCTGGATAGCATATTTGCCCGGCTGATGCAGCGCGATAGTATCTATATCCGCGATAGCATCTACGTGCGGGAAAAGGGCGATACGGTAACTAAGTACGTGGAGCGCGTGCGCTACCAGTACAAGGTACACACTGATACGCTGTATAAGTACAGAACCCTGCGCGATACGGTGTATATGGAACGCCGCGACAGCATCCGCATGGAAAAGCCCGTATATATAGAAAAGCCCCGCCGATGGTACGAAACGGGGCTGATGTGGGCAGGCGGTTTGTGCTGCATATCCGCAATAATGTGGGCTTTGTTTTTATACTTAAAACGGAAATTCTGACCTTTTGTTTTGTTGGTTGCAGGCCGCGCAAACCCGTGAGG